GGTACATCGATAATTTGGTCGGGGAATATCTCCCCGAAGAATATAAATCTCATATATCCTCCTACCGACAATAATGGCGAATATTTTCGCCTTCGTATATAAAACTAAATACATCGTTATCAAAATCGCCATAACGTTTATATTTCTTAGCTACGGCAATTAATTCCTCCAAAGATGAGCTTAAATAGCACCGCTCCTCCTTAAAAGGAAAATCACCTTTTACGTGGTAGAAATATAATACTTCTCCCGTCGTAAAAGGTTTTTTGTTCACCCAGCATAGTTTCGGGCGGTATGCCATTTTTTTATCAGCTGGGATTACGATACGCCATACCCAGGAGTCATATCGACTCCCGTGGCGTAATTCAATATTTTTAAGAGGCATGATAATTATGCCTCTCTATAGATGCGTTGAACATCTTCTAAGATATCCAATACATCTTCAACTTCTAACCAGCCACGCACATCGTCAGTGATAGGTGTGTCGTAACAACACTTATCATCTCTAAGCATAGCTAGCTCGAACAAACCTTCGTCCCCGCCATAAGTCATAGAGCTCCGGATAACGGATACCTCCATGTCATTATGGCCAGGGACAGAAAATCTGTAACATTCGGTTTCTGGAGCAAATACTCCTGCCTCACGAATGAAGAAATCCTTGAAGAGAGGATGACGAATAAAGTCTTTTACAACCTTTTCATCTTTAGACGCATTGGCAGACATTTGTACTGCCCAAGAATTTTGATTTGCTTGTAATGGCATAGTAGCCTTAATAGTTTTCATAGCTTTTTTCTCCTTCTATGAATAAAATAAAGTACAGAGGGATAAAATACCCTCATAAATAATTTCGGCACGGAGTGCCAAATACTAACAAACAACAATATACTTATATAGGACTTGCCCCGCAGGGGACTCTCCGTCAGGAGGCCCCCGGCAGGGATAATTTCCGTTAGGAAATTTCTCTTAGAAATCTTGTATAAGTAGAACTATTGGGCCCTCGCTCTACTAAGCAACTTCTTTGAATAATGCTAGAGAGGAGGACCCGAAGGGTAAATTAATCTAATACTGTAAGCATCATAGCCACAGATTTGATTTCTTTACCGTTCTTCTCAAATTGGTTAAAGCACATATTGTCAATACATACTTTAACCTTAACAGATCCGCAACAATCAATAATCATGTCACGGATTTCTTTGATAATAGATACACCACATAATTGTGTATATCCACTACCTTTCAAGGACTTAACATAGATGCCGTCAGATGGAGCTTTCCCATCTAGACCCCTTGCCTTAATAGATTTAGCTACAGAGCCTTCCATCAAGACAAATTCATCATAACGAAGAACTTCACCTTCGCTTAATTCTTTTCTAAATCCTTGAGCTACAGCTACTTTAGAAGCAGCGTTAGCAAAATCATTAGATTTTACTAATAGCTGCTTTTTAGGACGGTCTAATTCCATACCATCCAAAGGAGTTACTATAATATATAGTGACCCGTTTTCTCTGACGAATAGTTCATAGGACCCGTTTACTGTAGGGTCACAGAAGAGATATTCGTCAGAAGAAAGGCCTTTGTTGAAGAAGACATATTCGCCTTCTTCGTCATTAAGGCCTGTAGCAGGATGATATACATCTGCTGCTCCTTTGAATCTTGGAGTCACTTCAACAACTCGCAAGGACTCTAATTGTTTCTCTTCAGAAGCATGATCCCATGCATAATGCACTAGATCCTTCTTAAGACAAACAGACCCATAAATAAAACCTTGTTTACGAGCTTCTTCGTAAACATTAGTTTTATCTGGATTAATATCCATGCCCCAGATAAGCATGTTGCGAACATAATTCGTAATTTTGCTCATAGGAGAGCTCATTAGCTCTCCCTTGATATTCTCATTTGAAGACTTGCGAATGTCTTCAATGAGTTCGTTAATGTAACCAGTAATGCCTTTAGCAGTACTAGTCTCTTTCTTTAAATTGATGCCGTAAGCATCTACAGTAGCTTTAAGTTGTTCAAGAGCTACTTGTGCAACTTCATTCTGGATTTGATAAAGACCAGAGTCAATACCTAAACTTTTAATTTGTTGTTGTTTGTTGTTTTGAATTTTCATTTTATTTTTCTCCTCTCAAAAATTCACGTCCAACTTTAACAGCATCACTTAAATTAAGTATGCCATTTTCGATATCCAATTCTATGCAAGCATATTGCTTACGACGCATAGAATGGATACCTTTAAGCATATTATCAATAGGATCAAAAGCTGTACCAGGGCCAGCTTTTGCCATATCGATAATATGTCCAATTAAGCTCGGAGCTATAATAAGGATATCCACAAAATAATTAAGAATAGATTCATTGCTCATGTCAGAGTTTAAAAACTCTTCGTATAAAGCGATAACAATATCATTAGAGCATTCATCTTCATGAATGTCTCCAACGTTGAAATGACGTTGATATGCTTTTTTAGACATATCAACTTTGGCTTCTAAATTCTTGCGAACGATATCACAAGATTTAGCAAACACTTCGGTACCACGAGTACCGACAATTTCAAGAACAAGAGAAGACTTGTTCACGTATTTTCCGACATTCATGTCTGTTAAACCAGACACAAATACCGACTCAATGAAGTCTGCATAACTGCTGGCTTCAAGTAAACCTTGAACAGCAGTCTCAGACTTGATGCCGACCATATAATGGACTTTGCCATCATATAGGTCAGCATCTTCACCGACCAACCATAAATGCTTGTCGGTGTCGTGGTCAGATCCACCCTGAGACATCTTGAAAAATTCACTACCAGTACACACAAAACCACTGATAGGAATCATCTTCAATTCGTCGATTGCTGCATCTACTAAACCTTGAGCTAACTTTTCAAGGTTTTTAACAACACCTTTAGATGCTAAATATTTCATAGCATCTTCAACATATTCATCATATCTATCTTTTAATAGATTAATGAAATACTGTGCTGGACGAATCACAGCTTTATATGACTCGCCAGCATGTGGGAAGCGGATACCTTCCGCCTTAATCCCAACTTCTAAAGTCAACACCAAATCCAATAATTCCTTATCAGACTTAGCATTAATAAGCATCTCCTTAACTTCAGGAGAGCTTTCGTTACCGTACACATCGATAGTGCGATAACCACACTTTCTTAGCGTACGAGTAAATTTGGCGTTAGATACACCAATTTCTCCCTCTGCGACCAAACGAGTTGCAGAGATTTTCAATACAGGATCTACTTCTGCAGTAGCCATAAAGCTACCACATCCGCTATCCCATTTGGAGTTCTCATTCATTTTATTGAGAGCCTCCACAATATTTTTTACAAAGGAAATACCAATTTGTTGGTCTTCCTTCAAAATTTCAGGCATAAGAGCTACTGCTCTATCAACCTCTGAACCATTAAAATTACCACGAAAATGATTTTCAATTTTTGTAGTTATTTCTTTTTTTGCTACTTGTGCAATATATGTACGATTTAATTTCTTGTTCATAGTTTTCTCCTCTCTGAACAAACAATAATACATTACACAACATATTGACAATGTTGTGTTGAAATTCTTCCTTTAGTTTCGTGGAAGAACTGTAAAATTCTCCAGTCCCAAGCTTTTTGGGAAGGAGCAAGTTCCGGTGTACGTTTCATTCCGTTCTCATCTGTTATTGCTAACAAATGACCTTCCGGATTACCAAAGAAGGCAACATTATAATTGTCTTTCTTATAGTAATCCGCAAAACGCTCAGCATGGATTACACCGTCCTCCATACTGAAGACTTGAACCTTATCCATAGCTAAGAAAGCTTGTTTCCAAGCTTCCATTGATTTACCATGGAGAGGCTGAGAACCAACCTTAATACTTAAGGCTGTGATCCTCATTTGATGGTAACTCGGCTTTGATGCCGGCATACCGTACGCATCACAGAACCACTCATGATGATGGTATGCCATACCATCATAAGAATCGCCAAATTCTGTGCTATCAAGTTTTGGCACGATAGCTATACAGTCTTTTGACAGATCAATACATATAGTTTGTGCCGGTGCGGCAAACAAACCTACGTATGTGTTTAATTTCTGTGCTTTGCCCGGTGTTAGGGCAATTGCAGTAAAGCCTTGCGCGCAAAGAGCCTGAACACGTGCTTCAAATTTTTCACGTTCAGACTCAAATACCATTACAATCATCATTTGTCTAATCATAGACGGAGATAATTGTAACGCGTTAAGATAACGAAGTAACGGATGTTTCTTCGTTAACTCAAGCACAGCAATTACATCTTGGACTTCCCTTAAATGAGAGAAATCCAATTTAGCAATGCCGGGGATATAATTGTTCGTGTCAACGAACACTTTATTCTCCCATCTAATATTATCAGATGGACCATCCAAGCAAATGATACCGGTAGCAATAGATGCACGGATAGTATCTCCATGCTCTAAGATACCGGATACTGGCAAGCTAGATATGCTTGCATGAGCAAGCGGTATCTTTGCTTTACCCTTCAACTCGAATGTAAAACTAGATACATTGGCAGTTTCAAACTGCTGCAATGCACCCAAGTCTTCCATATAATTATGGAAGACAGTTTTTGTTACTTCTTGAACAACTAATTTTAATTTTAAATTTCTTGGAACCATGTTATACCTCCCAGAATAACATTAAAATAAAAATAGTTTAACGTCATTTCGGACAATAACATTAACGGATTATTTAATTTGTTTAAGATCTGTATAATGCTCAAATGCAGTACTAGCAGCATTGTTTTCACGCATCCAGGTTTTGGCTTGTTCAAGGCCATTAAAGCCTTTGAACTTAGAACTCTTGCCATCAGTGAGCTCTTTACAACGAGCCCACTTTAACACAAAACCAGTATATTCCACACTAATTACAGCGTAGAAATTTTTATTTTGTCCTTCTGGACGGACAAAAACATCATCTTCTTCAGTGTTAATTTCCACTGAAGGTTCTACCTTTTTCGCAGCCTTTTTAGCTACAATTTCAGCTTGACGCTTTACTTCGCACCAAGCCCAGTAAACAGTGTTGTATTCCTTATCAGTGCAACTTTTTTTATTCATATGACTGATTGGAGCAACGAATGATAACAATCGATCGTTGTTATCTTTTACTAAAACTGTACCGTGCAAAGATACAGTTTTAATATCTTTAAAGCCTAAACCTTCATAGAAAGATTTTGCTTTTTTGCCTCCATCAATAATGGAAGAATAATTTTTCTTCCCGGAGAAAACTTCTCCGTTAGAATTCAAAATACCAGAAACGAAAAATTCTTTTGTTGTTACTACTGTAGTCATAATAGACCTCCCTTGCCTTACGGCACAAATAAAAATAAAGGGCATAAATATATCCCTTATATAAGAGCTATATCTTATATATAATATAGCTCTTATATAAAGAATGAGTTAGTATTTATATAGCGTCCTAACTCACGACGCTTCTCTTAGCACCTAAACACTACAATGTAATGTAAGGTGCTAAGATAACTGCTCCTGCTACTACTAGACCTGCTAGTACAACAGAAGCAATAACTATAATTAGAATATCTCTGTACATAGTTTCACCTCCTGTTCTACATGACAAAGATATATACTTAGCTATAGTTTATAGTCATACAGCTGGACTGTAGTAGCTGAACCTATCTACCTATTTGTAGATAGGAACAGCTACTTTGTCTCCCGGATGAATGGTATAGCTGGTTGCACCTCCTTCCATCTTGCGAGACTCAGCCACTGCTGTTGCAGCAGCTTCTCGAAGGTCGTAGTCAACCTTCGAGTCTTTGTTTGCATCTTGTACGATACTATTGATGGTTTCGCCTCCTTTTACGATATGCAATTGGAAGCTTGTTGGTTGCACTGGTGTCAACCACCATGCTACCATAACTAGTACTGTTGCTACTGCCATGATCATTGTTGCAAATTGTTTTTTCATTTTGAATTCCTTTCCTCCCATTAATTAGACATAGACATTGCGATGGAAGTGTTTTGTTTTACACAATGTCTTAATTAAACTGACCCCATCACAATGATGAAGGTCATGACCAATCGACCATCGTTCGTCCCAAACACCACCATGAATCAAAGGCGGGGGGGCGAACTTTGGTCGATAGGCCATATATATATAAAACACTTGCCCCGTCAGAAAATATCCTAAATTTTCCATATATATAGATTTTTCTCAATAAGTTGTCATAGCTGAGAATACTTATTTATTAACCTTCTTTTTTATAAGTTATTCTCAAAAAATATACCGACCACAATCTACATCCTTATGGCGAACATATGTTTGATAAAAAAGAACAAAAAAATAAGAGCCCCATTAAGGACTCTTACTTATAACTAAGAAAGTTCGTTATAAAGTCTTTCTTGACGAATGTCTTAAATTCGTTGAACGTACGTTCTTCATTCTTCGCGCCGATAAACGTATCGGCTAATCGCTTTGCTTGTTCTTTAAATAATAGTGTTTGTATCTCACCGCGCAACATATGAACGTGATAATCGAAATATAAATAATCTTTAATCGACAAAAATTTAAGTACGATAATAAAGATATATTTCTTACGTATGTCTCTATTAGTTAGATTAACATGATCATATAGATAATTTCCTATAATATTATATTTTATAGTATCTTTAATCCTCGCTCGGGATAACTTACGATTCATATAATCGAACGACCAATAATACATATCGACGATATGATCGACATAAACATCGATTGATTTCGTTTTCATAAAAAAATATCCTCCATACAATATAATAATGTATATAATATATTATATCATATGGAGGATTAAAATCAAAGGTTAAATACGCTTATGTCGTCGCCATTTGGAGTAAGACCACGCATATATAAAGTATTGCCTTCGACAAAGAAAGATTTTACTTCTTGTATGCCCTGATACCCAGCAATAACATCAGATGCTATGTCTTTTATTAAGATGACAAAACAATTTGTCATATAATTATACCAACCATCATCATTATCAGATGCTCGTTGTTCAATAGAAGAATAAATGATAATTTGATCCCAGTTTGCCGGAAGATCGCAAACTTTAAATTTTGGCTTAGATCTGGATCCTCTATTATTCCTAACAGTAACACGACCGCTCCAAATTTTATTAGCAGAAATCTTAGCAAATGTAGTAGAGCCGCCACCTTTAGGCATATTACTTACTTTATTATTTAACGCTTCGATTTCTTCCTTAAGAGCGAATTGTTTAACTTCTTTTGTTGTAACATTATACCAGCCTGGACGATTAACACAACATAAATTAGTTTCGTAAGTATTGCCATCGTAATCACCTAAATCGAGATGAGCTTTACCTTGCGCAATTTCTTCCAGCGTAGAGCCGGAACCGATACGATGATATTTGCCAGTGCCGAGTCCTGTCTCCATAAGAATCGGATTACTATAAGAAAATTTAAGAGGACCAGTTATAGTATCGCCATTTTTATTTAACTTAGCATCGAGTTCGTTAGCAAGGCTTGCCGATAGTTTTTCTTTCGTTACAGAATGATCTCGTAATTTTCGAGTCGTAACACTAGCATCAGGATGGTCGAGCTCTTCAAGCGTACGATGTTTACTTAAATCAGATTTAAGACTGTTAACTAATTGTTTTAAACCATCGCCTGTTGTGTCGAACGAAGATTTCAATTCATTCTTTAAATTGCTTAACATCGAGTCGATCTGATCTTTTAAATAATATTTAGCAATAAGATCGCCCAACAAACCGTCGACTTGATCTTTCGTATAATGATCTTTTAATAGCTGAGCTTTAGACGGGAATAACTTGTATAAAAGAAAAGCACTTAATGCTTTATCTTCACTAAAGTTTGATTCGCCGTCGACAAATTCGTCGGACGAGATAACTTCTTTTTTGTCGATATGCTTAACCCGATCTTTTAATCGATTAAGCATTTCAGCCCTCTTAGGTTCACTTTCGTTAACGGTGAACTCATAATCGTATATATTAGTTTCTGGCATATGAATATGTCCTTTCGTAGATTTAAAATATATACTACTATATTACAGAAAAAATCCCCGCACTAAGTACGGGGATATATCTTTATTATAAATGATCGTTAGGTTGTAACGGGATGATACGCCAAGATCCGGGGCCTTCAGTAGACTCTGCAACATAAAGCGTATCATTATTTATTATCATTTGTCCAGCAAACGCTGGTGCTTGTGTAACATCGGTTGCCATAAGTTTGTCGATGCGAACATAATCTTTTAATTTATCCCCGACATCGGCAGCATTAACGACCCATTTAGTACCGTTCCAGAATACCGGCATATCGAGTGTCGTATCGAAATACTGTTGACCGACAACTAAGTGCTCAGTCGGACGATTTTCTGTCGGACCGGAATGGATAACCGGGATAGTTTCGTATGTCATATTAGACATAGTATTAAGATTAGATCCAGGTATAAAATAAACTTCCATGTTGAAGTCACTAGGAGCATTAACAACATCGGCTTTATAAACTTCTGGGATACGAAGCTTCATTGTTTTAGCTGTAGGATCGGCTTCTATAATAGGGAAATTACCTTTACCTAATGCACCTAATTCAGCTCCGACTCCGACTGGCTTACCAGCATGAGAACCGTTTTGCCATGTCGGATATACATCGAACCCAATCGATAAAGTACGGTCACCATTGTTAACAACAGTAGTCGGTTTATCGTGAACGTATTCTGTATTGGTCGTATATTTATATGTCGATACATAACCTAAATGACCGGTAGCCTTAGGATCTGATTCGATATACACATCACCGGAAACACCGGCAGAGTAGTGACTATAGTCGTTATCTTTAGCATCAGTAAGAGGAGAGCCTTTAGCATTAAAGTAAATAGCAGAACCTTCTTCTTGGAAAAGTTGATTTTTATCATTAGGCTTCATTTCCCGAATCGTACGATCTCGACCAACGAAAACTCGTGTCTTAGCATTTTCTTCGGCACGAACTTCGAATCTTCTATTTACATAACCTTTAGCTCCATATTCATCGGTAGAACCTAAGTTAGTAAATAATTTTAATTTATCGGATTCTTCGACGCCATTAGGAGCAATCGATAATATAGGAGAATCGATCCAAGAGAATAAATATCGATCAGTAAGAGCCGTAAAGTTTTGAATAAAGTTAGGGAATTTTAAATTATTAACTTTAATCTCAGCTTTATCTTCATTAGAAGATTCAAGTTTAATAAATGGAACTGGATAGTCTCCGTCTGGTAAATATTCTTTTTCGCCAGAATGCGTAATATCTAGAGAGATATTATTTAACTCTGTCGAAGCAATTGCACTTATATTGAGAAGATTGGTCGATAAATTCCAACGACCAGTCAATTTAAGATTGCTTAACTTATTAGTATAAAGCATAACGGACGATACATTAGCTAAATCAAAATCATCGCTATAATGAATTGTTACATTATCGATATCGGCATAAGAATAAGAAGAAACACCCATGTTACAGTTATTAGAAATAATGTTACTAATTGTATCACCGACACCATCTGTAGCTTCTATTTGTATAGCGTATTGACCATAATCGCAAATAATATTATCAATAGTAGAATAATGTATTTCACGACTCAAGTCAATATTTTGACCTTGACCGTCTTTGGCATTAGCCATCTTCATATTTTTTAAGACAAGATTATAATGACGCATATCGAGATTATTATCGTCATTTATAAATTTAATATAGCTACCACTAATATCTTCTCTTGCTACTTTAAAGGAGAAGTCTTTGATAGTCGTATTATAAACATCATGATGGTCGCCATTGTTATCGTCGGCACAACTTAAAATAAAGCCGACAGTATCGACACTAGAATTAGATTCGTCGTGATCACAATTAATAACGGCACCATGCAATGTTTCAGATTTAACGACAAGTTCTTTACT